CTGTTACCTACAAAGTATGGGTGGAAAAATTTGGTAAAGCACCCATCCCCCTTAGGGAACAGAATGAATTTGTGGGGAAATGCAAGGAAAATGAATTGTTGAAATTTATAAGCGCTAGAATACCTTCTAGTGATATAGCCAACCAATTACATGCATTTTTTGTTCGACATGTAATTCCTAAAGTAGAGCCGGCTTTCAAGATTGATTGGAAACAATTCTTTTCTGATATAGGTTTTAAGAAAGATATGTTAAAAACTTTAGCTAAAGTTAAATTCCAGACTTTTGTAGAATGGATGTGTGACGTTGAGCCTAGTAAAAGAGCAGCTTACTGGCAAGGCTGGAATGATTTTATGGAGAAATGTCTTATTAGTATGAATTTGCAGATAGTAATTAAACCTGATGAGAAACAAGTCAAGAATACTTTAGATTGTGATAATAACAAAGGGAGGAACATATTTAATCCTTCTAATACTGTCAAAGCCGTTTTAGGTTATGTTGCCAAACAATTCATGAAATGGATTATGGCTACAGATAGTTTTAAAGGTTGTTTTATTCAAGGTTATACTGAAGAAGAATTAGAAGAACAATTCCAAAAAGATATAGCTCAGATGGAAGATCCTATGGGTATATGTTGGGATGGAGGTAATCATGACGCCCACCAGCATTCAGATTTCATTGAGGGTGTAGACAATTACATTATGCAAGAATTTCTTCCTTACATGCTTCCTTTATTGGGTTTTAGTGTTTATCAATCTAAAGAGATTATAAAGAAAGCAACTGTCTGTGTTAATACCGTTCATCTTTTTATGCCAAACTGGTTACAAGGCTTCACTTTGTTTGGTTCTAATCGAATAAAAATATTTAAAGGCAAGCTCACTCAGACGACTTTTTCTGGTCACCCTACACGTACAACTTTGTTCAATACATTTCGTATTATAAGTCTAGTTCGAAAGTTTGCTGGAGAAGCTGGTCTTGTTTTTAAGAAGGATTATTTCATATATCAATCCGGAGATGATACTTTTGTTTTGTGTGAGAATAAGTACAAGGAGCTCTTTAGACAAGCTCAGCAGAAGTATTATGCTACTGAGGAAAATGTTACTCACGGTTATGGTCAATTGAGCAAGGATTATAAAGAAATGCCTAATCTCTTACTCCACGGATATACGCATGTTGACTTCCTGTCCAAAACAGGTTATATAACTAAGACTAAAGCTAGTTTTACCAGACAATGCCGACGATTGAT